TGAAGAGAAAGTTAATGCCACATTAGGGTTAACTTCCCTCTGTCTTGCTTATAAAGGAGAAAATTATGACTAGCAGACATCTCACAACCGCCAATCTAGGCGATTTCATTACATCGTTAACACCATATACTGTAGGAATGGACAGAATGTTTAGGGACTTAGAACAGTTCTCTAATTCATATGTTGATTCATCTACTGGGTATCCGCCCTATAACATCGAGCAAATTGATGAAGGTAAATGGGTAATTTCAATGGCCATTGCTGGCTTTGGAGAAGACGATATTACAGTTTCACAAAAAGAACGCAATCTTACAGTTAAAGGTAAAATTGAAAGCAAAGACGACGAGAAGACATGTGTAGATCATTTTGTTCATCGTGGTATTGCTAACCGTTCCTTTGAGAGAACTTTTCGTTTGGGAGAACATGTACTCGTTAAAGATGCAATTCTTAAAAACGGCATGTTAACTATAGAGTTGGAACAAGAAATTCCAGAGGCAGAAAAGCCTAGGGAAATTCCTATCACGGTTAATTAAGCAACTTAGATGCGATGCACCATTATGCATCGCATCTATTCCAACTAAATACAAAAAAAAGAGTCGCTTATGTCAGAAATTGAAGTCGAAGCAATTATAGAAAAAGACACAGAAACAGTTCAAGATATAAAAGAACCAGAAAAATATCAAGTTATTTTTGTTAATGATAATTTTACCCCAATGGAATTTGTTGTTGAAGCATTAATGGCTATATTTCATCACACTAAAGCCGCCTCAGAAAAAATAATGATTGATATACATGAAAAAGGCAAAGGAATTGCTGGAGTATTTTTTTATGAAATAGCAGAACAAAAAGCACTAGAAACTACACATCTAGCAAGATCAAAAGGCCATCCATTAAACGTAGAAATTGAAACCGTATAATATTATAGTTGTTGGCAATGGTGTTAGTAGAAAAAATATAAACCTTTGGCAACTAAAAAAAGATTATGTAGTATACGGATGTAATGCTATATATAGAGAATTCCATCCAGATATTTTATTTTGTGTAGATGATAGAATATGTAATGAAATTCATGTTAGCGGTTATTCAACAGCCCACAACGTAATTTCACCGAATAAATATAGTTGTCCTTCGGCGACACATATTAAAATAAACAATAATTGGAAAAAATGGAATTGTGGTGCATTAGCATGTTTGTATGCCGCAACGCAAGAACCAAAAATAATATATCTTATAGGATTTGACATTGGCGGAGAAGAAGGATATAGAAACATCTATGAAGGATCAATCCACTATCCTAGAAGAGGAACCATACAACATTTTACAGTGGAATCTGTTACCAAAAAACAACTTCTCTGGACCTTTCATTCCTTTCCCAATATCCAGTTTAGACGAATTGGTGGAAGTAGAATACCAGAATTCCGACCATGCAAAAATTATAAAAGAATAGAAAAACTGCCTTATGAAAATAAAAACAATTGATTACACAAGACATGTTATTGGAGATAATGTTGCATTATCTTTTGATGATTTTTATGAAGATTTAACAGAATTAAGACTTAGGTGCCCTAATCATACTCAAGATTCGGATTATCCAAGATACGATAACGAATTTTTAAAAAATTCGTGCGAGTCGGATAAATTACAATTTGAAATGTGTACCAGATTAGTTTTAGAACCAGAGATGGAAAATAGATTATATCCTCGTTTGCTACCCCAAAGTCCTGCAGGAACTGTATCAAATATTACTTCTGATAGCACAATAGTAACGGCACTTAAACCTATTATTAAAGAAACGTACAATAAAGATATAAGTAGTGCAGAAAGTCAATGTATTAGTTCTACTTTTTGGGATTATGAACATCATGTTACTGCTTGGAATGCATATCATGATGATGTTTTTTCTGCTTATTGGGATGAATGTTTTGAACAAGGCGAAAAATGCCTTGGAGACTCGACTATTGCTGATCCTGCCGCATGGGAAGAAGCAAAAACATGGGTTAACGAGCTTAGAGAATGTGACCCAAGAACACATGATAATCCTTCTTCACTAGAAAAAGCATGGGTTGACCAACCAATATGTACGGACCTACTTAGCAAAGATAAATTCTTTAATGAGTATCTCCTTACATCTAAAAGATTAAAATTACAAAATCATCCCAATCGACCCCAATGGTTACCAGAGAATAGTTTTGTTTGTATTGTATTTTTAGATTTTAATACTGATCCCAAATTTAAAGAGATACCAGAACTTGAATTTTGGAAACATAAAGCTATGGCGAGTGGCGCAGACGGTTTATCGAAACTTACAGGAAAAAATCTAACCGATACGGATATTTTATCTCAATTATTTTATTATGAATCCTGGCATTATAGTGGAATAGGAGATACAATTAATCATTTAAAGAGAATGCAATTAAGTAATTCGGTCTGGGACGAGCACCATACATTAACGGAATATGATTTAATTCAGTCTATACCTGCCAAAATAAATGGTTGTTTATTATTTCCTGGAGAATATTTTCATAAAATTAAATTTCCTAAGGCATATTTGGATACGCCAATGAGAACCCAAGTTATAGTATTAACATGAAAATACAAGCACATAATATATTTCAAACAAATATTGCATCCTTTGATATATCTGACGAACCGGAGTTTCAGTATCTGTTAGACTTAAATAATCGAATGCCAGACAAAATATCTGACGACGACAATGTAACAAATTCTTTAGGTAATACTTCATCATATAACACATACCAACGTAGTATAAAACTGGCAGGTAGTACTAATCCTCATTCATATGACGATGAAGAATGGGGCCGTGTAGGCCCGAACGTTAAAAAATTGTTCGATCATTTAGGAAAGTTGTATGTTGAAATGCATCATAATATGGGTATTTCGACTTGGGTAGGTAAGCGAAGATTTGATGTTATAAATTTATGGATAGTACGATATATGGAAGGAGATTACCAAGCATGGCATACCCATCCTAGTTCTGCGTTATCTGCTGTTTTATTTTTAGAAGTGCCCGATGGTATTAATCAAGAAACATTTCCAGATGGTATGTTACATTTATTAAGCAATGGAGTATATGATGAACAAACATTAGAAATAAACAAATCATATTATGTAACTCCGAAACCAGGGTTAGTAGTGCTATTTCCATCTTCGATAGGCCATTTAGCATATCCATTTAAAGGCCCAGGTAGAAGAACAGCAATATCATTTAACTTAGACGACGATCCTATGATGAGTGGTGCCAGGTTAGATAAAGATACTGGAAAATATTTATTTTCTGGCCCAAATAACAAGGTTTACGAGTTAACAGAGTACTTAGGCGATAAATAATTTTAGGCGGACAAATATCGTCACACAAACAGGAAGAACTGATCTAATCAATTACGTTGCTGTAACGGTAATAGACTTGATCAAGATGTGTTTTATATGACAATAAAGTCCGCCTCTTGAATGTATATAACAAACGAATGTATATAACAAAGTTCGGTTCGCTCTTATTGACCTCTGCTGTTGATAAAACGGCATGTTGAAAAATAATCGTAACCGGTTCAGTAGTGCAAAATCAACAAACGGTAACCTATTCGCGATACGGTTATAAACAAAAAGATTTTGCTTCGTTCTTAATTGAGTATATAGTAATACTACCTCTGATTACATGTTTTATTTTTTTAATATACTGAAAGGTACGGTATGCAAGAATTAAGGAAAGGCAAAACCTACACGGTAGACACAGAAGATTATGTCGCCGTATCTTTGAATATACGGGATAGAGATCATTTCTATTCGATTGTTCATTACCTAAATAGAACGTTAGGTAGAAAAGGTTGGAGAGCTCAAAAAAACACCCTTAAAAAATTTAAGTTAGGGCGGTTAAATGTTAAACGTCTTTTTTGGCTTTCTGATCCATCTGTTTCAATAATATTAAAACTTCTATGAACGATATACTACTTGAACTTCAAAAAGTAATACAAACTTTTACTGATAATATCGAAAATGAATCCGAAACAGACGATTTTATTAAAGAAGGACATATAGAACTTGTTACACACGATAATATCCTTTTTGAATTAGATGTAAAAAAGTTAAAAGATAACTCAGTAGAAAAATCAATTTCAGTTTCAAAATTAGGGGACGATGGAGAAGTCGTAGAGGTATACGAAGGTGACCAAGATGAGTTATCTGAACTTATTCCTAGTTCCAAATTATTAAATTAATATGAAAGATATAAAAATAAAAGATATAGTAATCGTAGGCGGAGGAACCGCAGGATGGCTTGCCGCCATATTTTTATTAAAAAGACGATATAATGTTACAGTAATAGAATCTAAAAAAATACCTACCATAGGAGTTGGCGAAAGCATTCAACCGGCGGTTACTGCTTTTTTAGATTTTGCAGGATACCAACCAACAGATTGGATGCCAAAATGTAATGCTACATTTAAAATGGGAACGATGTTTGAAGGATGGAATCCCGATAATACGTTTATGGTTGATAGCGAATCATCGGCATTTAGCATATTAGATACAACAGAATATGGTTCTTTTGGTACATATGATGCCGCAATGGCAATGGGCATGACTGCAAAAGAATGGTCCAATTGGTTTCCTCCTCATAGAATGGCAATAAACAATAAATCGCCAAAACTGGGGAAAGAACGATTTAACTATCTCAATGGACATACCTCCCCTCCGCCTAATGCAGTACAATGGGATAATGTTGCAATAGTAGATTTTCTAAAACAAGAATGTATAAACCTTGGTGTAACGCAGGTCTTTGATACTGTCGTGGATGCAAATTTAGATCAAGAAGGGTATGTAAAAGAGTTAATTTTAGAAGATCGAACAGAAAATATTTTAGGAGATTTATATATAGATTGTTCGGGGTTTCATTCTATTTTATTTGATGTTATATATAAATGTCCGTGGCATTCAATACAAGATGCTTTACCAACAAACAATGCCATAGCAATAAGAAAAAAATATACCGATCCACAAAAAGAATGCCATCCTTATACAAAATCTACTGCTATGGATTCAGGATGGATGTGGACAATACCTACATATGATAATTTAACACACGGATACGTTTATAGTGACAAATATATAGATAAAGATGATGCAGAAAAAGAACTACGAACAAAAATAAATGAATGGGACGCTCCAGTAAAACATGTACCTTTTAAAACAGGAACACGAGAATCAATAGCATTTAAAAATGTATACGGGGTAGGTCTTTCGGCAGGATTCTTAGAACCATTAGAAGCAACTAATTTGGCATTTACTGTAATTGCAATAGGTAACTTAGGAAAAATGTTATATGAAACGCAAAATATGTACAATGAAAGTATGGGATTTCATATAAGCAAAATGTTTAGTATGCAAGTAGACGAAATGGCAAATTTTATATATATGCATTATAGAATGGCTCCAAAAAATGATACACAATTTTGGAAAGAAATAAAAGAAAGGCCTATGCTAGATAAAGCCGTACCTATATATAATGCAATAAAAGATGGTCCGTTGTCCCAAGCCGCATTTCATGATATAATGATGAAAGATATGCCAGGTTTTCAGTTTGTTGAACCCAATTCTCCAATATTTGCCGCAGGCCATTGGTGGCAGTTATTAAAAGGCCTTGGCTGTTATGAAAATATAAAAAGATCATACAGCGATGATTTTATAAAATATTCTAAAATGGTATTAGATGTTCATTCAAATAGAATGGATAATGTAATAAAAACTTTTCCTAACCATTATGATTTTTTAACAGAATGGTACGAATCAATTTGACTTTATTAATTGTTTATGTTATAATAAATGTATGAAAAATCATTTAATGATAGACCTCGAGTGTCTTAGTACTCGACCCGATGCAGTACTTCTAACGTTTGGGGCTATACGTTTCAGGCCAACAGACAACGATGTAGAAAAAGATCCATTTAAAATGGAACATTTTTACAGACGAGTTGATCCTGAATCATGTACAAAAATAGGGTTACGAACAGATGACCCCACATTAGAATGGTGGGCAAAACAAGACGACGAAGTCAAAGCAGAAGCATTTGCACCTGAGGATAGATGTGATATAGCAGATGTACTTAAAGACTTTTATATGTTTTGCAAAGGATGTGATCAGTTTTGGGCCCATGGTTCTATATTTGATATAATGATTATAGAAACCATAAATAGAATATTACAACGAGGCAATCCGTGGAAATTTTGGCAAATACGGGACACTAGAACATTGTATAGCCTAGTAGATATGAAACTTCCAAAAACTGCAAAGCATCATAGTTTATATGATTGTTATAATCAAATATTAGGTGTACAGGCTTCCTTTGCTCAACTAGGTTTATAAATGTGGCGATTATATTTAATTTTATTTGCAATTATTTCAGGCGCTATTTTAGGTAAAATAGTTGTAATGATATATTTGTAAAAGAAAAAACAAATAGGAGAGTTGACATGAGTTCAATTATTTTAGGGAATAAACAACCAAGAGTATACAAATACAATAGCACCAAAGAATACGTTGACAAGTTTCCGTGTGCATATAGACAATACAAGGCGGATAGTCATTGTAATGTTATTCATGGTTATAGTTTTACTATGAGATTCTTTTTTGGTACAGATCATTTAGATGTTAGGAATTGGGTTGCAGATTACGGTGGGCTAGGAGAACTTAAAAGTTTCTTAGATGAGCAATTCGATCATACATTATTAGTAGCAGAAGACGAACCAGAAATGGATCTTTATAAACAACTAGAAAAAGCAGGAATAGCAAAACTTACTGTATTGCCAAAACTTGGATGTGAAGGCCTTTCTTCTATGCTATACAAATATATGAATGGAGTATTCATTCCTGATATGTGGGGTCCAGGAGAAGCCGAAAGGCTTTGGTGTTATAGAGTAGAAGTACGCGAAACACAAACTAATATGGCTTGGCGTGAAGGCCATCGAGAATGGGGCGAAGACCTATTCAATGTAGATGAATAATAGAAATGATAGAACGACCATCTATACCAACAATTATTGATAGCAATATTTTTAATGTTGACACAGATAAAGAACGTGACATTAAAATAATTGATATAGATATAGAAGATCGGTTTCCTCTCAGAGTAGTTGAAGTACCAGATGTATATGACGATTTTGTTTCTGTAAGACAATTTGCATTAGAACTTCCTTGTATGTTTTCTCAAGATTTACACAAGGATGTTACAAATTATCCAGGTTATAGAGGTAGTTATCTTTGCGATCAAACTCCGTTGTGGACACTAATAAACAATGTTTTATTAAAACATTTTTCTGAAGAATGGGGCGGTCGTTTTACTAAACCGATATTTTTTCCATTTGTTACTGGTATAATAAACACAAAGCATATTCAAAAAAATGCAGGCAACAAGGCGCCGTTAGCATCGTTATTGCCTCATACAGATAAGATGCCGGGATTATATGGTTACTTTGCTGGCCTTGTGTATTTAAATTTACCAGACGAATGTGCCGGAGGAACAGGATTTTATACAAGCAAATCGGTTGATGGTCAACTTATGTATGAATCAAAAATGGCACCAAATACTATGGTATTATATCAACAAAGAATTCCACATTCGAGTGAAATAAAGTACAAAGATTATTTAGAGAAATTTAGAATTACTCAAAATTTTTTTATAGGCGATAAATATTATTGGTTTTAGATTAGAAAGGAATCATATGGCATACTCAGATAAGGTAATAGAACATTATGAAAACCCACACAATGTTGGTAGTTTGGATAGTGGGAGTGATAGGGTCGGTACTGGCCTTGTGGGTGCTCCAGAATGTGGTGATGTAATGAAACTGCAAATTAAAGTAGGCGATAATAATAAAATTATTGATGCCAAGTTCAAAACTTTTGGTTGCGGATCCGCAATTGCTAGTTCAAGTCTAGCAACAGAATGGGTGAAGGGGAAAAGTATAGATGAAGCAATGTCTATTCAGAACACTGAAATTGTCGAAGAACTTTCCTTACCTCCTGTAAAAATCCATTGCTCTGTTTTAGCAGAAGACGCTATTAAAGCCGCAATACAAGATTATAAAAATAAACAACTATAAAAAAGGTAATATGTCATTTTTTAAAAGATTAACAAACTGGCTTGCTGGTACATCTGCACCTGTTGCTTATAATGAAGCACAGGCAATGGCAGGTGCAATGCCTAACTATGAACCTACAGAGGTTCCTATGGTAGGGGATGAACGAACACCCGCTAAGTCCAAGAAAACAAGCACAAAACACACAAAGGCTTCGCTAAGTAAGATGACGAAGAAACAATTAGAAGCGTTAGGTCGAAAAGAATTCAACATCGAGTTGGATAAACGCAAAACAAAAGCGAGATTAGTAACCGAACTTTTGAGTACCCTTACG